CACCTACGACAAGCGCGATACCAGCCCTATCCAGACTTCCCTCGGCCCGGCAGCCTACGTGCTTGAGGGCTTTTATCTGAGCCTCGACCTTGTGCAGAAACAGGCGTTCGTCCAGACAGCCTCCGGCGATTCGCTGGATCTTCTGGCAGTGCTGGCCGGTATCACCCGCAAGCAGGCTTCCGCCGCTGTAAAGGTCGGCATCTTTGACTGTGAGGTTCCGATCGGTGCGCGATTTTCAACGATCAATGGCACTGAGAGTATCAATTTTGTGGTCATCTCCACCATTACGGAGGGAAGCGCCTACCGTCTGCAGGCTGAGACTGCCGGTGATATCGGCAACCGATACTCCGGCCCCATTCTGCCGATTGATTCCATTGAAGGATTGAACAGCGCTCAGTTGACGGATCTTCTGATTCCCGGCGAAAACACCGAAGAGGATGAGCCTTTCCGCGCGAGAATCATTGAACGTCTGAACAGCCGCAGCTTTGGTGGAAACGTGGCACAGTACGTTGAGGAGATCGAAGCGATAGACGGCGTGGGCGCTGTGCAGGTCTACCCCGTGTGGGATGGTGGCGGCACGGTGTGCTGCTCCATCTTGGGAGCCGACTTTCTTCCTGCGTCCAGTGATCTTGTGCAGATGGTACAGAATGCCATCGATCCCCCGCCCGGTCAGGGGCTTGGCCTTGGGCTTGCGCCCATCGGTGCGCAGGTGACCGTCACAGCGCCGCAGACAGTGCCTGTAGACATTTCTGCCACGCTGACCCTTGCATCCGGACACGAACTTGAAACCGTACAGCAGCTTGCGCAGGACGCTGTCAGTGCCTACCTGCTGCAGATTCGTAAAAACTGGAATGTCAATATCAGCAGTACGGCCATTGCCTACTCGGCAGAGGTGTACCTTGCTCGTGTCCTTGCCGCGCTCATCTCTCTTGATGGGGTCGTCAATGTTTCGGCTCTGACGCTCAATGGGATTGCTGCGGACATGGCGCTGCAGCAGACCGGTGCTTTGCAGCAGGTTCCGGTGCTGGGGAAGGTGGAACTACATGGAACTTGACCTGAACCATGACCTGCATTCCCTTTTGCCGCCTTTTTACCGGGAAATTGCGGAATACCAGCAGGTCTGTGACGCTGAAAAAGCACAATTTTCCCGGACAGCTGATAGTGTACGGGTCATCGGGCAGAACTTTTTTGTCCAGACCATGGATGTGGATTCTGTGCAGAAATGGGAACAAGTCCTGCATATCCGGGCAA